ATAACTGAAACTATCCCAACTAGTTTTGCCTTCTTTGTTGTTTTTATTTAGGTCGCCTTCACCATACCAACAAACATCTCCCATTTTTAATCTATCACCAATTGCACTAGAAAATGGAAAGTTAATGTTAGAACCTTTTAATTTTTTATCATCTGGTGCCTTGTCCATAATAAACGAAAATCTTTTTGGTGTGAATACGTTTTGCGTATAAACCAAACCATTTGCAGTTGATAAAAATGCTGATGCACTATCAAAACTAATTGTAAAGTTTTCATTTATATGTTTTCTAACATTTCTTTGAACTTGCGTTAGATAACAGGCCCAATCTAATTGTGATGTACCTAGTACGTGCAACCAATCTTTACCGTCGAGTTTCTTTTCATCTCTCATGATAATAAGTCTTTTTAGCAATACTTCCATATCACACATATTGATACCACCTACTGCCCAACCTTCAAACTCAAAGTCTTTGACTTGGTCATACCATATCTGTGCAGTTTCCCAGTCGTCACCTTGCAGTACGTTTAAAAATTTTGTTTGTCCTAATCTGTTCTTTTGAAAAAAGTTATTATTGTATATTGTTCCATCTAAACAATCTTGAAAAGATGTTAATCCTGTTTTTGGTGAATTCAAGTCATCTGCCGCCCAACTTGGAACGTCTAGTGTCATCGACCAATCTGATGTAAGTTCTAGCCAATTTAGTATGTTCGATCTTACTGCGTTTGCTTTGTTACCTTCAAAGTCTTTCCAATCAAACTTAATTACACCTTTGCCTAATTGATATCCTCCAGAATCTCCTACTATTGTGCTGAACTTTCTATCTCTGTTCACACACATTGAATCCCTGTCTGCAACTTTGTCCATATCTAAACAGGCGTGTCCTGCCGAATATAGTGCAGTTGGGTAAGTGAACATACCCTCATCTGGATTTATAAAATTTAATCCTTCTACTCCAGCACTACTGAATCCTTGAGGAATTCTTTCTGTTGGAATATGAGCACCTTTAGTAACTCTTTGTTTTGAAATAAATGTATTGTAGAAATTAGAAATTGCAGGCAAGAACACTGCAAAATCTCTGCTTAATTTTCCTAAATGTTCTTGCCTATTATTCTCTGTCATTACTGCGCCTGAGCCGGGATTATATATTGATACTTGCCTAAACCTGAATCAACAGTTATCATCATTGCACCCTCGTTTGAGAAATGTAACATAACTTTTGCTGAATCCGACAGTTTCAGTATTTGTAAAACCTGTGCAACCGGCCAACTCCAGCCTTTATTTAGACTTCCAGTAACTCCGTTAGCAAATACAAACTCACCACCATGTGATGCTTGATCACCAAAAGTGAAAATCAAGTTTCCATCTTCTGTTCTCACAACGAATGAATTGTGTTCTGTGTTTGCTACTGATTGAAAGTTAAATCTTTGTACACTAGCCACTGTTGGCTCAATCTCAACGTCCCACTTAACTCCCTTGAACTTAACAGTCTTAAGTTTTTCGTTGATGATCTCAGCATTCATAAATCTGTAATCGTTCTTGAAGTCACCCTTTTCGTTCTCAAAATGGATGCCTGTTGGAACTGTTGCACCGTTTCTCTCACCGGACAACACAGTTATTTTTGCCTTGTCTTTGTATTCTGGACACTTCAAGTGAATATCTAATTTACCCAACTGAGGCATTCCAAACGTACCTGACATTTCCGTTTGTGGCTTATTAAAGTTTCCTTGCAAGATTACTGATCTGTCTTCTGCCATAGAATCAATTGCTGTTTCTGATTCTGAGCCTGTGATTTTAACAAGATCTAAAAATCCTAGACCATGCGTATGTTTGACTATGTCTTGTAAGATATCTTTCATAATGTTTCTATTGTATACTCCTTTTTAAAATTAATCAACATAAAAATTCATCTTTACCATTAAAATTCAAATAATGAATTAAATGTACTAGATTGAGTTGTGGATTTTATATCCCAATTCAATACTCCAATTAGGTTATCTAATTTACCATCAAGCACAGATTCTTCCATGGCATCATTATCAAATGGAAGTTCCTGGAACCATTGTGGTATTCTCAACTCATCAACTGGATATGCAACTGATGTATAACCAAGTGGATTATTTTTTAACTTACAAACAATTACCTTTGCACCATCTAGTATAGGTAAACTAAACTTATCACCATATATTTCTCTACATCTATTCCAATTCATACTTGCTCTAACATGACCCGGCATATTTGCTCTGCCTTGTTTTTCTTCGGCCGCCGTATATTTTGTCATATTGTTTGCTCTTTTTGGAGAACCTATTTCCCATCCAGGCATCTGTTTAAATTTTTGTCTAAATTCTGTAATTGATTCTAATACTTCTTCTTCTGTGTTACCAGTTAGAACCATGTATAATATATCACTTAAAAAGTCTTGTACAAACACAGGAGTATCTGATCTTTTTAAATCAAGACCCATTGCTTTTACTTTACCTTCTTTGCCGGCAACATCTACACGTTCTCCTTCTATGTCATAATAGAGAACTGCATATCTTTTCTTTGTAATAAACAGACCTTTTGATGCTACAATTTCTCTACCACCTTTTATAACTTCTCCTCTAGATTTAGGACAATGGAATGCTTTCTGCATAAAACCTGGAAACGTTACATTTGTTTCTTCTGCAATCTTATCATACAGAGCAATAACAGATTCTTTGTTCCATTCGATATTACCTGCATCAATATCTTTTTTGAGTGTCTTATATGCTGAAAAATAAACAGAGTCAGTGTCACCATACACAATACTTTCGCCTGTGTGGTCATACTTGCCTGCTACGATTTCATTAATCTTTGCTCCCATATGTCTTGTAATGCATCTGCCCGTTAGTGTTACAGATTGTCCAATTCTCATATCAAAAAATCTACAACCAGGATTAAGTATTGCACCATATAAACTATTTAGATTAATCTTCTTGACTAGTTGTCTTTTATCCCAATATGCTCTTTCAATTTCGTTGTCTCCACAAGCCGCTTTTTTACGTTGCATCTCTTGTCTTTCAGCATACCAACGTTTTAGTAATCCTGGAATGATACCCTCGAACTCGTACGTGAATATTGTACCATTTGCAGATAGCATCCATTGATTGTTTCCATCAAAAACAATTTCATATAGTTGAGCCGCCGACATTTTCACTGACGTACCGTCTGCCCAATCGACAACAATTTCAGTTGCTCTGTCTTGTTTCATAACTGCTTGATATTCCCAACAACCAAATTGGCCATCCCAAGCACTTGCAAATGATTTCTTTTGTGCTTTTGCTCTGTTTATTTCTGCAGATGTTATTACTGGTCTTATTTGTCCTACAATAGTTTCAGGACCCATGTTCAATGCTCTAATGACAGACGGATACAGTGAGTTAATATCAACAGATCCTATCCAATCTTGTACACCTTTCTTTGGAGTCGCCACATAAGCACCAGCGGCCGAAACTGGTTCAGCATCTTTGTCTCTGAATTTTCTACCTGGCACTTGCATACCTCTTCTGTGTGCTTCATTAACAATCGCTTGTTCCGTCACTGCAACTGCACCCATTGTTGTTTGTAGCAACACAGTATTTTGATGTGCGATTTCGTTTGCAAGTTCTATGAATTTTAGTTTCTTTTCTAGTTTTGCTAATAGATTAACGTCTTGCCTGTTGTATTCTATAAACAGACCAAAGTCTTCGTTGTATAGTTTGTCCAATGATCCTTCATACACAGTTTTCTTTTCGCCTAATTCATGTTCTCCTATTGCATCTAATCTAAAACTATGACGTTCTTCATATGTGTACTTTCTATATAATTCTAGTAGATCTAAATGCACTCTTCCTATCAAATCATAACTCAATTGTTCTCTGCCGTATTTTTCAAACATTCTTTTCTTTGGCTTTTCACCCCAGAAACATAATCTTCTTGTGTCATCTGAACTTAATACTTTTTGTATTCTTCCAACAGTATAAGGAATATCATATCCTTCCGAATTCCAACCAGATATAATGTCTGCATCTTCAATCAAAGTTAAAAATGCATCAAGCATCTCTTTCTCATTATCAAACAACATTGTATTATCAAATCTTTCTGTTTGTAGATTTGCTGTTGCCATATTCATATGTTTTGGAATCTTTGCAAAGGTAACAAGTTGATCAGTCCAACTCATATAACAACTTATCGCAGTTATAGGCATGAATGGATCATCTGTAGTTGAATAACCTCGTTCAGGATCAAAATCAACTTCAATATCAAAAAATACTACATTGAGTTTTGGGGTTTCTTTTCCAAGATAGTTTTCTTCTAAACATCTAAAAACAGGATTGATATCATTCTCGTATAATTTTTTATTTGATCTTATCCTTTGTTCTTTTATGAAATCTTTTGAAGTGCTACATTGTATTTTTTGTAAAACTTCGCCAGTTATACTTCTGTGTTTGCCACGTGCATCTGGATAATAGAATACATACCTAGCGTCATAATCTACAAATACTCTTTCACCTTTAGAGTTTCGTTCGACGACATATACTTTGTCCTCGTCTTTTTTGTACATCGCATCTATGTAACTCATAATATGAAAACTCTATATAATCCTATTGTGTTCATTGCTGTAAACCATGCTGTCAGTGTGCTTAACCATATCTGTCTACGTCTAATACCTGCAACAAGCATTGTACTCGACCCGATCCAGTATATTGGAAACACTATACTCATTATAGGATTTGGAGATGTAAAAGTCAAGATACAACTTCCACATATTGTAAATGCAACTGATACTAATTCAAACCAAAATGCTTTTTTATCTGATTTATAACTGCTAATCCAAAATTCTTTTATTAACTGATACACTACACCTTACCAACTGCTACAAGAATTGAATCTAACAAGTCTGCATCATCTTGAATGCTTCTGTAATTGTCCTTGTGGGCAATCGATATTGCTTTGTTAATCATTGCTGGTTTGATTTCCATTTCTTCAGCAATCGCTTTTACCGTATCTTTTAAGCCTCCACGTAGGTCGTCAATCTCGCCTAGTACTTGGCCTCCTTCTTTTATAATTTGCATAAGTTTTTGTTTTTCTTCTGGATTGAAATTTCTTACTGCCATAATATTCTCCTTGATTAAATGTAGATTATACTACACAATTTGAAAATAATCAATTGAAATATTAAATTACCAATTATTTTAAAATAATTGCTTTGATTGACTTCTCGCCCATGTATATCTCTGTTTCGGCTTCGCCTTTCCAACATTGATATTTTACACTAGCACTATATTGTCTCTCTGCTTGTCTTTTGCCTCGTAGGCACTTTGCCATGTTTTCTTGAATACGGTGTTCTTTGATCTCACCATTCACAAACATTAATAAGGCAACCACTGATTCTATCATTAGTGATCTCCGTTCCCGTTCTTGTACACAATCTCTCTGTCAGCATCTTTTAGTTCTTCGATATGTCTTTGTGCTTTTTCCATTTGTTTTTCTAAGAATTCAATATTAATTTTATTATTAGCCATGTCGTCAAGATGCTTCTGCATTCTGTCTACTGTTTTGTAAAGATCTTCGATCAACATGAATTGCTCTATGTCCTGAGAACTTTGGCCTAACTCACCTCTAGGATATTTGATTCTAAACTCTGTGTTTTTCTTTACTTCTGAGTGCAATCTCTCATCTTCGGCAGTCATATCTTTTTCTAGTAGTACTGATTGTGTTTCTAGTTTGTTCAATCTTTCAACCACACCAAAGTATGCCCATACTCCTATTGCCACTGCTCCTATAATAGATAGGAGATTTCGCATTGGCATGGATATTGATGTCGAATCACTGATTTTCATAATGTACGTATTTATTTGTTATTGATAGAGTCTATCCGTGTCAAAATAACTTTTATGTCTTCTAGTGTATTTTGTCGCCATTTTCCGTGATTACCCTTCATCATTTGGTTGGGTCGTTTGAACGCAAAATCGTGTATCTTGCTTAAACCTCTAGCACCTGCTGATATTGGACTGTTTTTTTGCTTGTCGCTTGAAACGTGTCCGATTTGTTTTAATCGAGTAACGTCATTTAGATATTTTTGATGAGAAAATGGAGAAGCAGTAGTGTATCTCGTAGGGTCGTCGCCTATGCCTTCGTTCACTTTTTTGATAGATTTATCTTGCTCCATAAAACTATTTATTTTTAAACGGAGTGTTAATTAGATTCGTGTGGAAGAATGTCTGGTCTCTCTAGGTTAACTGCCATAGGACCTTTCGCCGCTATATCAACA